GTTCTGTAATCGTACACATAGATTGCGAGGCCATCGACTAACGCGATCTGACCAGCGTTATTCTCAGCTATATAAACGTCCCCGCGTGCGGTTTTTAGCTCACCAATCCTAGCGATTGATAGCTGCCTTGAAATCTCATATATAGCAGAACCTATAACTACAATCATATGGTTATAGGATGAACTTACATAAAGTTCTCGTGCAGTTCCCGCCTTGGCTATTTCTTTTACAGTCTGATAGCCAGCAAACGGTACTAGCGCATTATCAGAAATGATCATATTGAATGTTGATTCAATGCTCTGCTTTCGATACCTATCGAAGCTGGAACCGCCAACAAGATCTAATGGGACTTCGCGCGTGATCATTATGGTAAGAGCCCCTTAAGAATGCGCGATTGAAAATAAGGATCTGTATAACCATTCCCACGTCTGCGGGATGGGTTTATGTAGTTTTGCACATCCACACTCATTGATGGGACGGAAAGGCTTTCTATCTGCCTTGTAAGCTTCATTAGCAGCTTATTATTTAGTGGGGTAAACATTTGATCGTACAGACTACAAATACGCTCAGCGAGCTTGTACTTAAGCCAGCTTAGATATAGTCCATCAAACACATCAGTTACGTTGGTATTCAATGTAACGCTTGAAAGGGCAAATTTGCCGGTAATATTTATTGAATCATTTTCAGATGGCTTATAATACAGATAAAGATCTGCGCCACCCATTCTACGCTCAAGATAATATACGGACGGAATAGCCGAGACGTTTTCGACTCGTGAGCGTCCGAAATATTCCTCGCGTGATAAATCTGTCAATCCGTAACGAATGTTGCCAAGAGTATAAGTGATTGCATCTGCTTCTATTAATCCATCAATACTGTACACCTCTTGACCGGACACAGCCGGAACGGTCAAGTGTGTATAGTATGGAACGTCTGAACCTGTGGCATACGTTTCCGATAAAATATCGTTAAGCGCACCAAGTCCATTTGACACTTGAGAGCTACTAACCTGCTCTATTTCAGTGCCCACTATGTTCGCTAAATTAAACGAACGTTTTATCAGTTCAGACGCTAACATTATGCTTCCTTCTTACTATGCCGGGAACAATCCACGTGTTGCGTATTCCGGAATGATTCTTTCGCCGAAAATCGCATCAAAGATAAATACTTTGTCACGGTTATTGATCGTAGTGCCGTAAGTGGATCGAATAGAGATATTAGTATCACCTGTAATCGAAGCAGAGACAGACGTGGAATCAAATGGATCTGTTCCAGGTAGCGGAGGAATAGAGCAATAGAACGCGTTGCTACTAACCATTACACCGACTCTGTGCGTTGGCGCTACGTGAGCAACGTCAGTAACAGCTAGATCACGAGATAGCAAGCCATCGTACGGGTAGCTAACGTCAGCAAGGGGCAACAATGCAGGCGTAATGTTCACTACGATCACACCAGCCGCAGCTGTTGCTAGCGCTGTAGCGCGAACAGAAACAAATTGCTCTGAGCGTTGTGATTTAACCATACGCTGAACTAAGCGCAAGTTAGTACCAGGACCAGCTGCTGTGGCATCAAATCGAATAATATCGTCCGCGTTGATAGTTTTACCGGCTGCTGCTGAAGTAAAAGTGATTTGATCGCCCGCTGCGTTAATAGAAGCGAAAACCAAGTCTTCTTGTGGAACACCAGGAGAAGCCGCCATAGTACCAGCAAACTGTGTTGGTAATGCAGTGGTTGGATACCATTCGCCGTTGTGCCATGAGCCTAGTTTGTACGTATCGAAATTTCTTTCATTACGCTCAATAACGAATTGACTAAATCCTTGGTTGATAACGTTATCAGGTGTGTTGATTGGTATCCAAGTTTTTAGGGTTCCACGATCACTACCGAATGAGACATGATTAGTGGCCCAATTTGATAAAGTTGTGTAAGTGTCTAGTGGGTTGATTGTACCGTTTGTGCCATCCCAAGTACCTTCGCAACGCCAAGTGTTTTTAAACTCTTGCGCCACAATAACTTCCATGTTGCCAGCCATAGTTTTACCAAATGACGCAGCCCACGCATTCATCCACATTGGATTGTCTACTTGGTCAAAAACACGTTGGATAGTACTTGTTGTATAGTTAACGTTACACTGATGGGCAATGTCTGCACCTACTTGCAACACGTCAAAGCGTAAGCGCAGTTCGTCGTAGTTGCCGCCTGGTAAATCAAGGCCTTGGTTGTACTTAGCCAAGATTGGTAAAGGGATTTGAACGCTATTACCATAGCTAGCACCATTGTGCTGAAAACCATTGTGTTCATGGTTAGCATTACCAATGACATTAGACTCTGGCTCTAAGTTTGCGAGTACGTATTTACCAACCGTTTCGACTTTGTATAACGAATTTCCTGCTGGACCTGCCATATTCTATACTCCAAAAAATTAAGTTGTATAGATAACGACTGCTGCTGACCGGTATTAACGTCGAGTGCGTGAACGTGCCTCTTTCGCCAATTGATAAGGGTCAGTACTGCCGCTACCCACTGCAATTTTTGAGGAAGATGCGGCACTTAGAGGTTCATCAGGTAAGCTTACTGGCGCTGAGTTCTGATTAATTTGTCTCGAAATATTTCGTATTTCTGCAAACACCGGGTGATTTGGGTTATTCAAATCTTGCGGCGTCATATACGAGGCATTTCGTTCTAAATTTAATACAGAAGTCGGGTGCTTTGCCAATTCAGCCAATACATGCGCAGGATTGTCTACGCTGCCCAGTGCTAGAGTTAGATTAGGAACGTGGTCAATATTAATTCCAGAATTCTTTAATGTGTTTTCAAATTCGGGAATATTCTTGCCGTCTTCGCTAATCTTATTCCGTACAGTAGAAGAAATGTTTTGCAAGCTGGTCTGTAGCGCATCTTGATCACGCTGGGCCTGCTCTTGTGCAAAAACTTCACGCGCCTTTTGAGCGGCAATTTCTCCGACATCCACACCTTGGTTAGAGTATTGAGTTGACGCTTGTTGTTGCTGCGCCTGTGAATATTCATTCATTGCTTGGGCCCTTCCTTCTGCTAAACCTTTTTCCCTGGCTTCAGCTCGAACCCGGCCAATGGCTGCATTCATCACCTCTTGACTCACACCCGAAGATGCAACACTTTGCGCTGGCGCTGTAACCGGTGAAGGCACAGGCTCTTGTAACGCTTCTGATGTCTCTTGTGTCATAAAATCCTCTATATTGACTGTTAACCCAAAGTCATGGTGATACCGAGTAAGGCTCGTTCCCATCATTTTGACCGCATGATTGCGTAAATAGCCCGGGTTTCGATCCCGTAACGTAAATCAATTACTAGTCCTTGCAAGATGCTAATAATCATAAACAAATTAACAACTCCGGCTTAAAAATGAAACTGATATTGAAGGAATGGAAGAAAAAGGACTATAATGTTAATATATAGATAAGGGGAACAACGCTGTCTAATGACGATAAATCTTTTGAAGAGCTGCTAAAGCGCCTTGAGTCGGCTAGCAATAAAGCTGCTGCTGCAAAGAAAGAACCAGTCTGGAAGGCATGCCACACCTGTGAGAAAGATTTTCTTTCGCGCAAAGGGGGGAACTATTGCAGCGCGGCATGTAAGCTATTGTCATTAAATGAAGAGGCGCGGCTAAAGAAGGAACAGGCAGCGGCTAAGGCTGCGGAATATCGGCAAAAACAGATTGTTGCGTATAGCAAAAAACGACCTGATCGCCCTCTCTATGACAAGGTTTGTAAGGTATGCAGAAAAGAGTTTAGGGGCGGAATAGTGCAAGATAGGTGTGGCAGCAAATGCGGATGGGCAACGCAGATGTTAGGAGAGGCTATAGCATCAGGTGATAAGTTTGTTTGCTACGAGTGCAAGACAATAAACACGTCGCCCCCTGGACGGCGCTACAAATACTGTCTTGCTTGCTTTAACTTAAGACAGTCTAGGATAGGCGGTTAATCATGGATAAAAAATTTATCACTGAAAAAGATGCGGCCACTCGATACTCTTATTCAGCAAGCTGGTTTAGAAATCGGCGTTATCGTCAAGAGCTACCGCCGTACATAAAGGTCAAGGGTAAAATATTGTACGATGTTGAAGCGGTCGATAAATGGTTTCGGGAGGAGCGATGAGGT